AACGCTGAGGGTATTATTCCTGATCTGCGGTTCTTTTGTCGTAGTGTAACATTACCTGAATTCGATGTAGCGACTACTGATTATCAAGTTCAAGGTTTTGGTGCAACTACTAGACGACCAACAACTATGACATTTCCTGTTCTACCTACAGTATTTATGGTAGATAGCAACTTCGGTGTGTTAAAGTTCTTTCATAGATGGATGCAATTGCAAGTAAACTATGACACCTCTGCTGGTCCAATGTCAGCAGTTGACGGACAACTACCATATGAATTGGGATATAAATCAGACTATGCGTCTACAGTAGAAGTTATCGTATACTCATATGCATCTGAGAGTATAACATATAGATATACGTTGAGTGGAGCATACCCAATTCAAGTAGGCAATATCACTGAAGCTTGGGCAAATGCTGGCGAAGTTATGACCCTTCCTGTGGGATTCACATACGATGAGATTAAAGTTACAGGTGCAGACACTGGTTCTGTAGTAGATAGTAGAGGTGGAATCAATGGATTATTGAGCTATCTATCTACAATAAATACTTTCACACAAGCGATTCGAGGATTGAAGCGACCTAGAAGCATTCAAGATGCAATTAACCAAGTATCTAATGTATCTACTATATTGAAATCTTTTTAATTATTACTATACGATAGGAGTATAAACTATGGGTTTACCTAAAATTGATCAACCATTATTTGAGATCACTGTTCCGTCTACAGGCAAAAAGGCAAAATATCGACCATTTACGGTCAAAGAAGAAAAAATTCTATTGATTGCACAAGAGTCCAAAGACATGGACCAAATTATTCTAGCAGTCAAGCAAATTATTAACAACTGTATACATGATATAGAAGTGGATGATATGCCTATCTTCGACTTAGAGTATCTTCTGATGAACATCAGAGCCAAGTCTGTTAATAATGAAGTGTCATTCACTATTGAAGATCCAGACACTAAAGAGCAAGTGGAGCTACACGTAGATATCAATGATATTAAAATGAAGCATGACCCAGATCACACTAAAAAAGTGGTACTGAATGATGATTACTATATGATGATGCGCTACCCAACCATCAATGAAATAAGCGGGTTGTTTATTCAAGAAGGCGAAACGGAAGCGGAGAGTAGTTTTAATACTATGATATCATGTATAGAGACACTAGTCAACACTGAGACCGATGAAATGTACCAATTTTCTGACTTCTCTAGTGAAGAGGTCACTGATTTCGTAGACCAGTTTACAGCACAAACTATGGAGTCTATGCAAGGATTCTTTACCACAGTGCCTAAGATGACTTATGCATGTGATTATAAAGACAACACAGGAAAAGATAAGACCTTTAATATGGAGGGTATGGACACTTTTTTTACATAATGTTGGGTCACAACAACCTGGCATTATATTACCAAAATATCTTTGCGTTGGCTCAACATTATAAATATCAGATAAGTGAGATAGAGAAATTGATACCGTATGAGCGTGACCTTTACTTAGACATGGTGCTTGATTATATTGATACTATGAAACAACAAAAACAATAATTAGGAGAAAGATATGGCTAAGAAACTACCAGCAGATAGCGCATTAAATGATGCGGATCTTGACGGTGACGGTATTGTATCTAATGAAGAGCTTGAAAAACATGAGAGAATGATTCAAATCGAGAATGCTGATAAGCGTGAAGACGCACAGCGTAATATGGCTTGGTTTGCATTATTTGGTATGTTATTGTACCCATTTGCAGTAGTTATTGCTGTTCTCATGGGTCTAGATCAAGCATCTACTACATTAGGTGACATTGCACCAACATACTTTGTATCAGTAGCGGCTATAGTTGCGGCATTTTACACAACTCAGGCTTATTCGAATAAGTCTTAATAGGATAGTCCCATGGCACGGCCACCAAAAAAACCACAGATTGTAACACTGTCAGACAAGACGCTAGAGTTATTAACACCGACTCTAGCTAACATATCTGGACAGCTTAAAGCACAGACAAAGACTCTTAGAGCTATTGCTAAGTTTCAAGTGGATGATGCCGCTAGTCTAGTTAGGCAAAATCAGCTAGAACAATCTCAGTTAACTCCAGAAGCACCTGAAAAGAGTGATGATGGAGAAAAGACTACAATACGTGGAGGTATCTCAAGAGGAACTCAAAGTGCTATATCTAGCATGGGAGCTGGTCTTGGTCTATTTGCTAAGATTGCTGGTGGTGGGGCAGGTATTGCCGCACTCGGAGTTGGTATAGGTGGATTTTTCTCTGGTTTAGCATTAGGCGATGCCGCTATTAAGAAGCTAGGTGATGGTAGAGCTATGTCTACTCTGATGACAAACATCGGAGAAGGTCTAGAGTCTTTATCTAATAGAAATATGGCTCAACTAGGTGCTATGCTCGGAGTAGGTGCATTATGGGGAACATTCGCAGGAGTTAAAAGATCAGGTAAAGCTGTAGTCGGAATGGGAGCTATTGGTTTAGGTATCGGTGGATTCATGTCTGGCTTAGTTGCCGCTGGTGATGTAACAGGATTTACAGGCGAACACTTTAAGAAGCAAGCCGCAAATATATCAGAAGGTCTAGATAGCTTTGGCGGACTAAAGGATGAGACATTAGCCGGTCTAGGAGCAATGGTCGCCGCTGGAGGACTATTAGGTGCCGCACCTGGTGGCGTAACAATCGCTGGCAAAGCCGCACTAGGTATGGGTCTGATTGGACTAGGCATTGGCGGATTTATGGCTGGAATGGTCGCCGCTGGTGATCTATCAGGATTTACTGGTGACAACTTCAAGAAACAAGCTACAAATATAGCAGATGGACTGAATGCCTTTGACCCCAAAGTCTTAAATGGTCTAGGCGGTATGATGGCTATAGGAGGAATATTTGGAGCGATACCTGGAGGTGCTGGTCTAGCACTAGCTGGTAGTGCCGCTTTAGGTATGACTGCTATTGGTTTTGGTATTGGTGGATTCATAACAGGTCTAGCTGGTGCTGGCGACTTAGGAGCACTTTTCGGAGTTGACGGTAGTGGTATAAGCACAGTGATGAAAAACACAGCAGAAGGTTTAGAAGCGTTTGATAAAGTTGACGGATCCAACTTTGCAGAATTAGGTGAGGGCATGAAGGGCTTAGGACCTGGATTGCTTGCCCTTATGGGAGCTAAAGGCCTTGGTGGATTAACAGACACGTTTGCTAACGCATTTACAAGCATCAAAGACTTCTTTACTGGTGAAACAACTGACTCTACTCCTATGCAGAGAATGGTCGACAGTCTAAAGCCTCTAGAAGATATGGACTTAACTAAGATTAATAGTCTAGACTCGACTAAGTTCAAAACAACAATGTTAAATATGACTGCTGGATTAAACGCTTTTAGTAAGTCAGAACTATTTGGATCACTTGCCGCTATCGGCACTAACATATTCAATTTCTTAGCAGGTGATAAGAACCCATTTGATAAGATGCTAAAACTTGGCGAAGAGTCTGAGAGTATTAACGTTGCGGCTACTGGTCTAGAGCGTATATCTGCGGCCATGATGAACTTTAGCAATATCAAAATATCTAATAAAGATGTAGATTTTCACGCAATGGCTCTGAACTTAGCCGCTACTATTCCAATCTTAGAAGGACTAACTAAAGGTGGTGATAAGTTTGATGGATGGTTTGATGGTAAAAAGAAGATAGAATTCGGTGGTGGTCTGCTAAACAACGATAATATTGACTTAGATGCACTTGCTATAGTTTCTGGTAAGATAGCTACAGTTCTAGGTATGACTGATAAAGCCAGAACTCTTGCACCGTCAGCGATGAGTCTTTCATTAGATCAGAACAGTGGAAATGGATCTACGGCTATGATTAATGCTCCCTCATCATTCGACAATAGATCAAGCAACGTTGCTGTAAAACAACAATCATTCACAATGGGTGGTATGCCTGGCAATCTATCAGGCTACGGATTACCGCCTGGATTCTAATTAGAAGCCTAACCACGACATGGGCTCTTAATTAGAAGCCTAATCCTTAAACAAAAAAAAGGCGACTCACATTCCCTGTAAGCCGCCCCTTTCTCCTAGCTAGATAACTTAGTTATCTTCTGCTAGACTCTTGAAGAAATCTAGAGACTCTCCGTCTCCGTCGTCACTCGCAAGAGCTGGTGATGAAGCTTCACTCGCCCCAGGAGCTTCCCGCTCTTGAAACTTAGGAGCAAAGTTCATCTCCGTATTGTCGTCCTCAGCAGTGGTTGTGGGTGCGTGTTTACTGCCATCGAGCCCTAGAACCTTATACAATTTAGCTTTCAGTTCATCATAAGACTTGAAGTTTTTAGGATCAACAATATCTGATAAGGAATGTTGCTTATTCCAATTCTCTTCCATAACTTCATCAGATAAAGCATTACCTGATGGATCGCTAATTGGAGTGACCGAATCAAACTCAGACTTATCGTAGTTACGATAGCCTTCTACTTGACGGATCTTTAATTTGAAATCAGCACCTTCCCAAAAATCAAACGGGTTGATTGGATCTTCATCTTGAAACTGAGGATTCATTGCATCGTTCAGTTTGTCAAAGATTTTCTTACCAAATTTATAAAGATAAACTTGACCTTCTCGTGATGGGTTAGCACTATCCTTCACGATATAGATGTTAGCAACATAGCTAAGTCTACGCTTTTGCTTACGTGCAGTTTCTTTATCCTCGTCATGACCAGAATTCCAGAGCTTTGAGTTGTACTCAGAGACTGGGTCATCTTGACCTAGAGTGGTAAGAGAGTTCTCGATATACCAACCACCTGGGCCTTGAAAGCCATGATCCCATAAGCGAACAAATGGCATGTCTTCTCCAGTAGGTGCGGGTAAAAATCGAATAACAGCATAACCATTACCAGCTTTGTCTACTTCTGGTTTCCAGAAGCGATCATCGCCTTTATTGTTAGTGTTAGAATTCATCTTCTGAAGCTGACTATTCAGCTTGTCGAATGATGATGTACGTGCCTTTTTAAGGGCTGAAAATGATGTTGTCATATTTACTTTTCCTGTATTATGCTATATATAGCGGTTTATGTTACGATGTATATCGTTGTATTGGTCTATTATACTAGACCGCGGTGTATTTGTCAAGACATATTTTCTTCATTTTCACTTTATCATAATTTAAAAAAGGTCTATATTTCTTAACAATCTTATTTATACTAGGATAAACAATGGTATCATGGATACTCTTATCCCAGTATTTAAAGCACCCTGTCAGATCATCTAAGATGATTAGAGTTTCGATGCTCAGTCGCTTCATGTTGTAGAGTTGTAATACCCTAGAGTACTGTCCGTCTACAACAACAAAGTTCGAATTAAAGTCTTCGTTCAATTCGTCTAGCTCATTGCTAAACACATATCCCAAAGACTGTTGACGCTTTGTCCATTCTCTGAATATCTCATCAGCGTCCTTACTATCTACTAAATTACCAATCCATACATCTGGATCAACAATTACGTTTGCTAGTAGAAATTCTTTACAATCTTTACGTTTACCCAATTTATAAAAAAAGAACTTATCTTTTCGTCTTTCAAAACTATCAACTGTCAGTCTCATCTTACCACCATACTTGAAAAAATCGTATGTGGAAGTAAAGTGTTTCTTCAGCGCAATGTAGTAACTATAAAGTTCAAATCCTTCTCTAGTTGAATACAATGATTGCTGAACCATCACACTGGCAGCCTTGTCAGTTTCTCTACCATATTTAGTTCTTCAGCTTCTCTATAAATTTTTGCTTTCAGTACAGGTGACCTTCGAATAATCTCTCCAACTACCTCTACTTCTAGCCCATACGATTCAGCGTAAACTATTACGGCGTCAATGTATGGTACTCCTTTAGCTATATTCGCTGAGATTTCTTTCATTATCGTCTCAGAGTTCAGTTGTGCTATAAGCCCAATATCTTGTTTATCTGCGATTTTTTATGCTCCCTGCCCATTTCATAGGCTTTTTTAAAAACGCTTGCTTCACGTTTATTATTAATAATATACTCTTCGCCACCTAAGATTACTGTGCCCTCTGTAGTGTCGATATCGACAGAATAGAGGTCTGGCTCATTATAACTAACTTTAGCCATTCAGTGTCTTAATGCCAAGAGCCCAGTTCTCAGCCGCATCTTCGGCATAGTTCACACTTTTGCCTGGATACGTTTCAGTCTTGATAGGCTCGACTCCTCCCATAAAGAACTGAACAGAGTAAACTCCATTTGTCTCCACAACTTCAGCCCTAGGACCGTCACTGCCTTCTATATAAAAAGTTTTTAAAATCGTCATTAGCTTATCTCTCCTTTCATTCAATACATATGTATTATAGCATCGAATTGGGCTCTTGTCAAGTTTTATTTGACACTTTCTAAGAGTGCTTCTATGTCCTCAATTTCGGACAATAGTTCACTCATATTCTGCTTGTGGTAGATACGAGCCATTTTACCTAAATATTTTTTGGGAATGCCTACATCATCTTCTAGAGAGATTAGGGCTTCTTTGACGAACTCACGTTCAGCTTCTTGTCGAAGGTATGAGTTACTAATTTCTTCCATACATTCTTTGATCCGCTTCTTATCGTGATCGTTTGAGGGGATAATAATTCCTGTCATAATTTATTCACCGTATTATAGTTAATTTTAAAATTGGTGCGTTAAGGTGCACCAAGCCTATACTTTAAAAGTTGAATTGTGCGCCGACCATTATATCGCCACGTTTCCAATCTTCATTGTATCCTACTTTAGCAGTCAGCAAAGGGCTAACTACTGATGTTCCCATTTGATACTGAACACCAAACTCTAATCCATCGTACTCAATATTACGTAGATCGCCATCATTCATCACGTATACACTCATGCCTGGTAGGGCAGAAGGACTAAATGTTGGCTTAATTTCGTATGTTGCAGTCCATGTTGATTGTGATGTATTATACCACGTTTTGACTTCGTTGTCAACACTTAAACTAGGAGTAATATCGAAAGCCGCAACTGATGAGGCTGATATCACTAAAGCGGCTGTAGCCACGAGTACTTTATTCATTTTATTTCTTTCTTTGATTGTTTCTTATAAGTGCCAGTTTCTGTTGACAGGTACTGGCGAACCCCGTACAACTATGCCGCTAGGGCGTAGTCTACAGGAGCAAAATCATCGTTTGCGTTTAGTTTATTTTCTTGCGTTAACGGAGCTTGCGCCCGGATTCTCCACTTCTCTGCCCTGTCTGTCGATTCCTAATTCAGCCCCATCAAAAGCATACTAGCTCCAGACTTTACCTTGGAGATCAACCCAAGCCACGTCAACTATATTTCTCGTAAATGAGTAAGGCCCCTGCAGGGTTTAAGCTACTCATTTCGCCTAGCATTTGCTAGTATGCTTTTGGTGGAGCTGTCGGGATTCGCACCCGAGTCCAGTCCAGTATTAATCCGCTTCAACGAATCACTCTTATTTATACATAATACATTAAAAATGCTCTGGTGTCAAGTAAAAAATACGTTAAATGAGTATTGTTGATACTGAAATACAACACATTATAAACCGTTTGGCACAATCACATAATGTATCATAAGCACAAGTGCCACAGATGCACCGAGTCCAACCATCATCTTACCAAAATCTTTAGCAACTAATGGAAAGACTGACTTAGTTTTTACCTGACCTGAGAATGTAGCAATTGCAAGTTCACGACCAGCAAGCATACCTACAAAGACCCAAGTTGTTGACATCGGAATGTCGTTAAGTTCTTTGAAGAAGTATAAGCACATCCAGTAGAACAGGTCGATTAGAGTTGCGCTTCTTACATAACGAGTGTTGTGTTTCTCTAGTACGATTTGTTGTATCTTACCACCACGCTCTTTAAACATGAAGAATAGACCCGCAATGAACACGACTGAGATCATAATCATCAAGTCAACTGGTACTTCA